TCACATAGATTTTGACCTACCACATACAGTTGTGATATACTATGTGAATGATTCTGATGGTCCAACTGTTTTCTTTAAAAAAGAAGAGAATAAGTTTGTTAAAGTAAATGAAATAGAACCAAAAAGAGGAAGATTTTTAATTTTTGATGGTAACTATTATCATGCAAGCACTCCACCAAGAAAAAATAATACCAGATGTGTTATTAATTTTAATTTAACCGATCATGATTGATATATCTTTAAAAAAAGATGAGACTTCATTAAAAGAGATAAAAAATATTTTTCCGGAAAATTCTAAATTTAATGATTATGATCTCTTTATTATACCCTCATATTGCTACAAAACTAAATTTCCTAATCATAAAGAAAATAAAAATCTTATTTTAGATAAAATATCTGAAATGGATTTCGGGAGTGGTTGCTTTCATAATCTAACGAAAGAAGATTTTACTGTCCCTAAAAGTTATAATAGATTATATGCTGAAATATTTTTACCAAATTTATTTGAAATTTCAAAACCTTTTATTGAAATAACAAAAGTTAATAACGTATCGTTTTTCTTTTTTCAGTATCAACCAAATAATGTAGATCAAACTTTTTTACATCATCATCTTAGTGGTAATCAAAAGTCTAATACTATTTTTAGTGGCACATATTTTTTAGAACTATATGATCCAAACGATGGTATTATATTTTTTGATCCAAATGAACAAGTTGGTTATAGACCAATCATTGAAGAAGGTGATGTTATATTTTTTGATCCTTCACTACCACATGTTGGTCCAAAAACAAAATATGCAAAAACTGTGATAACATTTAATTTTTATATGGACTAATATGATAGACTTATCAAAAGAACTTAATGTATTCAAAACAGAAACATTCGAATCATATTTCATCAATACTAACTTAGATGTTTCTATTGAAGATAGAGTGGAAATGATTAGAGATTGTGTTAGACAACACAATAGAAGAATAGATAAGGTTGAACCACCAAAACATTTTCCAACTATTAAAATAGATCAATACGACATTTTTCCAATTTACGATAAATTATTTTCTACGTTTGTTACACTTGCTCAAAAACATCTTCAATTTGAAATTCAACCATGGAGTGGTAGAAATATTTGGTTATATTATAATAATAAAGATTTTGAATGCAACTATGGAATTCATAATCATATAAACAAAACAATTGTTTGTGTGTATTATTTAAATGTTCCTGATGAGCAAAAGGAAGGTGATGGGGTGATTGGTTTTTATGATAATGAACAAATAAAAATATTTGATTTTAAACCAAAAACTAATGATATGATAATATTTCCTGGATATTTAAATCATTCAGTTACCCCATATAAAGGAGAAGAACCTAGATTGTCATTCGTAATGGAGTTAGAATGTTAATATTATGATACAAGTTATTGACAATTTCATATCAGATTATCACATTAAATCTTTATATGAAAGTTTAAAATTACCAAGCACTGATTGGTATGTTGGTAAAGACAGTTCAAGTAGCAAACTAAAGAATAATTCTTTTGTTAAGGCAGTCGATCCTAACTTAGTATACAATTATCATATTTTATATGAGATTTTTTGTAGAATAAAAAATCAAAATATTGTAAACACAAATAATTTATTTCAAATATATTTTAATTGTGTGAAACCTGGGGATAGATTTGACTATCATGTAGATCAAAATGGAACTAGTGTTTTAATCTATTGCAATCCTGTATGGAAGTTTTGGTGGGGATCTGGAACAGAATTTAAAAATCCTAGAAAAATAGTTAGGCCAAAACCAGGAAGACTAATTGCATTTGATGGGCAAATAAAACACAGATGTATATCTCCAAATCTTTTTATGAATGATTTTGGTAGATTATCTGTAGTATTTCAATTTCAAAAATAATTATGATATAATATACATAAAATAAAACATTTACAAAACTATATGAATTTTACAGTTTATTCAAAAACAGGTTGTCCATACTGCGATAAGGTCAAGAATGTACTTGACTTGACAGAACAGAAGTATGTGATTTATACTCTTAATCAGGACTTTACAAGAGAAGAGTTCTACTCAGAATTTGGGGAAGGATCAACATTTCCACAGGTAATTTGTAATGACAAAAAAATCGGAGGATCAGTCGAAACAATCAAATTCCTCAAAGAACAGAAAATCGTCTGACACGAACATAAATAAACCAGAAGACCACTTTAACCGTGGCATTGAACTTATTCTTAATGGAGGGAAAAGAAAGCAGACTCAACCATTCCACATTATCTTTGAGAAGATAGTTTGCTTTCTGAATCGGGAAGTAACTATCTATTTTGAATTTTCCTTAAAGTCAAGGAAGAAAAAAGTAGTTTCCCGGAGAAAAAGAAATGTTAGCAGTTAGCTTAGTATTCGGTTCATTTCTAACCATATTGTTTCTTATAGTGGGACTTGTAACAGGTTGGGTGGCAAGAGAATATATGATGAACTATCGGGAAATTCCAAGACCACATCCTGAGATGTTTGACCATCAGGGAAACCTGATACCTGACGAAGTAATTGCATTTAATTTTGAGAACTATCATGACTACGACGAAGAAGACGACAGCAGCGACGACTAAAACAAAAACTACCGCAACAAAGAAACCAGCAGTACCAAAGGCAAAAGTAATTGCAGAAGCGATTCCTGAACTTCCTGCAAATCCTTTTATCTTTGAGATCTTTAATGCTGCTTCAAAGCAAAGATCTAATGCAAAGAAAGCAGAGGTACTTCAAAAGTATGCTCATCCTGCACTGAAAGCATTGTTTATTTGGAACTTTGACGAAACAATCACATCAGCACTTCCTCCTGGTGATGTTCCATATTCTGCTGTTAATGAAATGGACTCATTCAAAGGAACTTTGAGTGAGAAGATTGCTGATGCAGTTGAAAAAATGGAAGAACTCGGTTCTAGTTCACTTGGATCACAAGATCAGGGACGTTCTTCTATTCGTAAAGAATATTCTAAGTTTTATAACTTCATCAAAGGTGGAAATGATGGACTAAGTTCTCTTCGTAGAGAAACAATGTTCATTAACCTACTTCAAGGTCTTCATCCACTTGAAGCAGAAATTATCTGTTTGGTAAAGGATAAGAAACTTGAAACAAAGTATAAAATCACAAAAGAAATTGTTTCTGAAGCATATCCTGATATTATCTGGGGAGGTCGTTCCTGAATATGAGTCAACATAATGATGTAATTGAGAGAGAAAAAACCACAAAAAAGCATATGGATCATTGGACACCAGCAGAGAAGGAAACTTGTAAGTCACGATACGGTTGTGATATTCTGATCGAGAATGGTTCATATGCTGATGTGTGTACAAAAGATGCACCGAATGATGCATACATTATCAAGTATCTTGTAGATGATAAGATCTGTTTTGATTTAACCAGAGGTGGGCGTATCAAACTATTTGATATGTACTGGGATAAGTTTCGTGGTAATCTGAAGAGTATTGACTTCGGACATGGTAGAGTCAATCCAAAACTCTGGGGTTATCAGGCACCCCAAAAGAAAAAGCGAAAGTGATTTCATAATTGCTGGGAAAAAATCCCGGCAATTTTTTTGCCCTATAAGATTTTATAAAACTGTATCACTTGTTACAACAAAAAGTTGCTATATACCATTAACAGGTCTATAATGACCTTACGTTCATCCCTATGGGACGGAAGTAAGCCGACTCGGAACGAAGCCGTTCATCTATGGAAGCACTTTTCTTAACTTGCTTACAGGCACAGTTTTTGATTGGTAAAGTTAATATCAACCAAACACTGACTTCTCAACAAAAGAATGATATTGTTTGGGAGATTAAGCAAGTTACAAAGAAAGGTTGTTTCGTAGACGCAAAAGCCGACTGAAGGAACGCTCTTTAACCTAAAAAACTAAGGAGAACCCTAATGTCAAAAGTAGTTTATCGCGGTGTAGAATACGATACGCAAAAGCGTTTAGAGTATCAACAGCAGATGATGCAACAACCCCAACAATACAACGAAACCTATCGTGGTGTTAAGTTTGTAAAGGAGGGGCACAAATGAAAAAACTCAACGTACTTCAACTCATCAAAGAGCAGAAGCAAAAAGAGAATCGTCGTCACCAAGCACTGCTTGTTAACGCAGCAGCAAAATAATTTAAAGGAGGGGAAACCCTCTTTTTTTAATAAATATCTAAAAAGATTAAAAAATGAAAACGTATAAGCAATTCATTAGTATTTGTGAACAAGTATCTGCTTATGGGCAATTGAGATACGGTTCAACTCCTGCAAAGGCAACAGATAAGTCTGTTTCTTCTGCTGTTGATAGAGCATTATCAAATCCTAATGTGTTACAAAGTGCTTCATCTGAAAAAGGTAAAACTGGTGTAAGTGGTTCTGTTGATGTTCAATATTCTGGTCGTTTTGGTAGTCGTCCAAAACCACAATCAACTGCAACTAAACCAGAATTGCCTACTCCACGTCCCCCTAGTGCAACAAGATTTCCTACTCCACGTCCCCCTAGTGCAACAAGATTACCTACTCCACGTCCCCCTAGTGCAACAAATAGTGTAACAAGATTGCCTAATACTCCAAGTACACCAAGAATAAAAGTTTGGGCAGCGAATCCTATTACCACTACTGGTCCTAACGCTGATGGTACTCCTGGTACTACTACTATTACTCGTAATGTTTGGAGAGACGCACCAAGAAGACCACTAGACTATCGCCCACCAATGCCAGCAATGCCAGGTAGTAATGGTATTAGAGTAACTCGTGTTCCTCCTTCGCAACAGGTAAGCGCCCCTATCACAACAACTCCTGTTCCTTCGCCTGCCCCTATCCCAGTAACTCGTGTTCCTCCTTCGCAACAGGTAAGCGCCCCTATCACAACAACTCCTGTTCCTTCGCCTGCCCCTATCACAGTAACTCGTTCTAACGCTATGTCGCGTACTCGAACTCGTGGTAACTAGGTATAAACTAGTAGGCATAAATTTTTGTTAAGTATCCCTGACAATTATCATAGATAGTAGTAGAATAATGAGGTCATACAAATGAGCGAAAATTCTTTGCTATGATATTCTTTGTGCGTGGAGGTCATTATGCACAATTTAATTTCTTTCAATCAATTGGCTGGATGGAAAAGTTTAGAAAACACAATTGATAAATTTACAGAACAAAATGAATTAATGAATGATTATTTCAATTGTTTAATTGAATGTGATGAAAATCAACAGAGTTGTAAAAGGATATGTCGGGATATATTGAGTAACTTGTGATGTAATTGGGAGGGGTTGATCCCCTCCTTTTTTTATGGTAAAATGAATCGAGAGAATATTATCTTATGGACAAAGACAAACTCAAACTCATCGTCCGTAACCTGGAACTCTTAGTTGATTCTTTGAAAGCAGAAGTGTATTCTGATACTCAAAGTTACTTGAACTATGAGGAAGTAAAGAAAGGATTACGACACGATTACGACGAAATTTTTGAAGATGATGATGGATACCCCGATTAGTAGAGCAAAAAAACTTGTTAAACTTCTAGAACGATTGGTTAAACAAGAGCATCTCTACACTGCTGAAAAAATTGTAGAGATGAAGGGGCAACTGCGGGTGGTAAAGGAAGAACTCGCACAAATAGAAGGAAAACTTTCAAAAGGATTTGGTAAGAAATGACTGTAAAACTTATTTCGGTAACGCCTGATGCAGAAAAAACAATGGCGTATGTTGCACGAGTTAGCAATCCTGCTAATCAAGAGAACGAAAACTATGCCAAGTTGCTTGCTTATTGTATTAAGCATAATCATTGGTCTGTTTTTGAACAGTCTTTTATGACTCTTGAAATTGAAACGAATCGTGGTATCGCGGCTCAGATTTTGCGTCACCGTTCATTTACATATCAAGAATTTTCACAACGATATGCTGATACTAATCTTCTGACAGAATATATTCCTGTTCCAGAACTTCGTCGTCAGGATACAAAGAATCGTCAGAACTCCACAGATGATCTTGAAGGTTATTTGAAGTTGAAGTTGCAGGCAGAGATCCAAGAGCATTTTCACGCCGCTAACAACCTCTACAAGCGCCTTCTAGGGTACGGGGTGGCAAAAGAGTGTGCAAGGTTTGTATTGCCCCTAGCAACGCCTACACGCATCTATATGTCCGGTTCTTGCAGGTCATGGATTCATTATATCAATCTTCGTTCTGCAAATGGAACTCAAAAAGAACATATGGACATTGCTCTCGAATGTAAAAAAGTATTTTCCGAACAGTTTCCAACAGTAGCAGAAGCTCTTGAGTGGATCTAAATAAATTATCTTGATTTCGTAACTTTATGCCTGTATATCCTGTTATTCATAAGACCACTGGTGAACAGAAAGAAGTGGAAATGAGTATCCACGACTGGGATCAGTGGAAGATTGACAATCCTGATTGGATCCGCGATTGGTCTGATCCTTCAACTTGCCCTTCTCCTGGTGAGGTTGGTGAGTGGAAGGACAAACTTGTCGCAAAGAATCCTGGATGGAACGACATTCTTCACAAAGCATCAAAAGCACCTGGATCAAAAGTAAAGAAAATCTAGTATGGCAAGAAGAAAAAGAGGCAACATTGACCAACCTATCGGTGTTGGTCTAACTGCGAAACAAATGAAGCGCAGGAAACCATTAAGTTCTGATTATCTGATTGATATTGAACCTCTTACTGATAATCAAAGGAAACTTTTTGATTCATATTCAGAAGGTAAACATTTAGTTGCATACGGATGTGCTGGTACGGGCAAAACTTTTATCACACTTTACAATGCTCTTCAAGATGTTCTAGATGAGCAATCTCCATATGAAAGAATCTATCTTGTACGTTCACTAGTTGCCACGAGAGAGATTGGTTTCCTGCCTGGCACACACGACGACAAGGCAGATATTTACCAGATTCCTTATAAGAATATGGTGAAGTATATGTTCCAGATGCCTTCTGATGCAGACTTTGAGATGCTCTACGGAAATCTCAAATCACAGGAAACCATCAAGTTCTGGTCTACTTCATTCCTTCGTGGAACAACTTTGGATAATTCAATCATCATTGTTGATGAATTCCAAAACCTTAATTTCCACGAACTTGATTCTATCATTACTCGTGTTGGTGAAAATACCAAAATTTGTTTCTGTGGTGATGCATCACAATCTGATTTACAAAAAACAAATGAACGCAATGGTATCGTTGACTTTATGACTGTGTTGCGTAAAATGCCTTCGTTTGATATAATTGAGTTTGGTGTAGATGATATTGTTCGTTCTGGACTTGTCAAAGAATACATTATGGCAAAAATGGAAGCAGGTTTTTAATGTTTGATCACGTTGAATTGAATCTCCCAAAACTTGAACGGGAAACTATAGATGGTGTTCGTTATTATTCTGTACCCGATGAAGATGAACTTCTAAGACTGGTCTCCATTACTTCGGTGACCAGTCATTTTAATAAAGAAATCTTTGTTAACTGGCGCAAAAAAGTTGGTAATGAAGAAGCAGAACGTATCACAAAAGCGGCAACAAGTCGTGGAACTGATATGCACACGCTTGTAGAGCATCATCTTAAAAATGAAGAGTTACCAAAAGTTCAACCTCTATCAGATTTTCTCTTTAAAATCTCCAAAACAGAACTTAACCGTATAAATAATATTTACGCCCTTGAAGGGTCCCTATATAGTAAGCAATTAGGAATTGCTGGGACAGTTGATTGTATTGCCGAATATGACGGCGAGTTAGCGATAATCGACTTTAAGACTTCTAAAAAACCAAAACCACGAGAGTGGATTGAACATTATTTTGTTCAATGTATGGCATACGGATGTATGTTATATGAACTGACAGGATTGTCTGTTAAAAAACTTGTAATCATTATGGCTTGCGAAAATGGAGAATGCGTTGTTTATGAAGAAAGAGACAAATCAAAGTACATCAAACTACTCAGCAAATACATTAGAAAGTTTGTTAGAGATAAACTGGAACTCTATGGAACCAAATAAAGAACTAGAACAGGCAATAGAAAGTAAATTT